TCTCTCCGCCCCAGGCAGTAACATCATCTACTCCAGGAATATTATTCAAAACCCTAGTTCTGTAGTCACCGAGTGTGACAGACCGATTCTGAGCCTCAAAGTTTAATGGGGCCAGATGCTTAATGGAATCTATTGGCTCCTTACTGGTTCCTCCAGAGGCTGCATATGAGGCGTTTCCATTTGCCAGAGCCACGGCGGCGCCGTCGATGGCTTCGACAGGGCCCTGAAAAATATCTCCCAATTGAAATATTCGGGCTCCGTTTCCACCTGGGCCCATCATGGACTCTAGATATTCGATGAACACAACATCATCCGATGCCAAGGCGCGACCTACAGATCCATCACCAAAATAAATCTGATACAAGCCATCGCCACCTTCTTGCGTAAAAAATACATTGCTCGTACCTTCGACTGAAGTATATTCATCTGTCTTATTAAATTTGACACTATTTACGGATACGGACACGGTGGACATATCTACATTTGCAGTAGGAATATTAAATTTTTCTGTGGGGACTCCAGCAGCCACATATGATTGTGTAAAATAATACCCTTCTTTGACCACTACATCAGAGGCCAAAAAAGTGCTTCCGTCATTATAGATGTCGAGCAAAGTGGCCGTATTCGGTTCGGTGGTCAAAAATGTAAAGGCTCTGTCTTTCAGGGATGTGACAAACTTAGTATATCTAGGAATAGTAATTTCGTTCACACCAGCGGCCGAAGTCGCAGGACTCTGAATAGTAACATTAAGATTGGCCGAAGCCCCTGTCACAGAACTTGGAATATATCCTAATTGCTTGGCCCTGGAAACAACGCTACCCCGAATGACTGCACTATCCAAGAACATTTCACTAGCCAACATATTTGCATAGAAGGCATTATAATGCGTATTGTATGCAAGCAAGTCCATAAGAACGGACATACCAGAACCTTCAAAATCATAATCAGTAAATTCATCCTGATTTCGTAAAAAGGTTTTGAACTGCCCTTTTAATTGGTCAAAATCAAGCTCTGATACTTTCAATGTTTTTGTTCTTGATGTAGTTGCCATTTTATCGTACTCTCTCTAAGAATATTTCGGATATTTGTTCTCTTGGTTGACTTTTTATAAAGTAATATAGAGTGACATAAAAACCATTCTGGTCAGGATCTACATGGACTGTCACATTATTTAATGTTATTCTAGGCTCGTAATTATTTAGAACAGCCTCAATATCAATCTGTAGTTTACTTGCCGTGTCTTCGTCTACATTTTCAAATAGATATGAAGTCACATGAGAACCAATCTCTGGATGAAAAGGTTTTTCATAATGCTGTGTCATCAATAAATTTCTGATAGACCGAGTGACAGCCCTATTTCCAGATAGAATGGTGAGTTTTTGTGTGTTTGGATGAGCCGTAAAATTAAGGTCTAGATCCTGATATAAAGATTTGTCTAGTGTCTGTGAATATGCCAAGATAAGTTTTCCTTGTATTGTATGCGTTCCCTTTATTTATCCTAATTAAAATTAATTCTATTAAGTTGCAAGTGCCGCCTTTGCAGCGGCCGCGGCGGCCGCCTTCCCGGCCGTACCAGTTGGGGCGGTGGTGCCTAGGGTGGTGCCCTGGCTGACAACCTGTACTCCCATATACCCGGTGCCGGTCACCAGAACCTTGTGAGCAGTAGTTAATCCCAAAAGGGTTTGGGATTCTGTTGAATCACTAAATGTCATTATCCCATCAGTTGCCAAATTTAATCCTGGCCCTCCCACCATATTTACTATCCCGGCCGATATTACATCAACCGAGGCGACACCCACAACTTCCGTAGCTCCAGTAGAAAATATCGACGTTTTGGCTGTCGATGTCACCGCGGCCTTTCCTAACGAGGCAAGATAAGCCTCACCAAGCCCAACCACAGAGGCCTGCCCAAGAGCAGTTATAGAAGCCTGCGTCAATGCAAAAACATCCACCTCCCCCATGGACATCATATTAACATCACCATGACAAAAAAGCTCGGCATTTTGTTCTATATGCACGGCACACGTTCCCTTTATTTTAGTGTAATCGCTACCTATAACTACTTCAAAATTATCGCTAACAACCTTTGTGGTCTTTGACCCATCTGGATGAATTTCATAATATGTTCCTGTGCGATGAGATTCTTTAATTCTTTCAGCACCAGGCGTATCATCAAGTTCTCGAAAATGCCCGGACTCACTTTCTGATGCCTTATTGAGCGGATAAACTGGAGCAAAAGAAGATGCCGGTTCCTGACAAACATCTCCCTGACTGGTAATCACAATCTCACTACCGGCTTCATTTTCCTGGGCCTCAGAAACAGAGCCAGGAGTATGGACAGCATATGAAATAGAAGGTATATTGGTATCACAAACATCCTTGTCCCCTATGGACCCAGGAAAAACATCGGCGATAGGTCCGCCTAATCTACTTAACTTGCTCTTTTTTGGAACCAATCCACCATCGTCTGGGTGTTTATTAAGCCTTTTGTTGGCATCTGTCTGAGTGTATATTTTAGCTCCGGGTTTCTTTAAAGGCTGTTGTATGGATGCTGAATGGTCGGGTTTTGATGATTGGCTTCCTGTAAGAATAGAACTAAGATTACTAAGCGCACTAATCTTATTCTTAAAGTTAAATACTGCAAGAGGAAACGAATCAAGCAAACTCGCATTGGAAAGGAGTTCAGGAATTACAGTATTAACAGGACTATCAAGAGTCTGCGCGAAAGTTGCCTGCTCAGAAGCCTGGGCGGCTTCAATGCCGGCGGCGAGTTCTTCAACCTTGGCCTCTGCCTCAGCAGCCTTTATATATAATGAATTAAAGTCTATGTCTTCCATTTAATCTATAGTCCTTTATTATGCCAACCTAGATAATGTTGCAAAAGCCTTTTCGGCAATTTCTTTTGCCTGCTTAATTTTTTGAATTATGCGTATTGCCTGGATCGCCGAAGCCACGGCCAATTGCCCTTCTTTGGTGCTCAACAAAAATCCAGCACCGACGCTGAGACCGACGCTGGCTATTTTGGCCAACTGACCTTTGTCTATCCCATCGAATATATTTGGATCATCGGTCGAGCTGTCGAAATCTGTCACACTTGCCTCCAGATCAACGGGCGCAGCGGCCGAAAATTGGCCAACGGAGGCTTGGCCAAATTCTGGAAATATATTAAGAGCATCGGGGTCTTCTAATAATCCAATGTCCTGCCCTATCTCAGTAAGACTCTCTCCTATTCCATCAAATTCTCTGGCCAACAATTCTCCGGCATCCGAAACAACATCCGTAATTTTAGTAATACCCTGCTGCACAAGTTTATTCAAATTTTCTGGCGACAAATGTTCCAAAAATCCATCTATGTCGGAGGCACTAATCTCCTGAATAAAATCAATTGTCGTTTCTGCAACAAAAAGCCCTGCTTCAACTCCGGCCAATACAGCAATAACCGCATCTACATCAGATTCTGTGCTGTCAAGTAATCCTCTTTGGTTGGCCCCTCGGGCCACTTGAGTTACATTTCCTATTCCTCCTACACCAGGAAGCTCTGCGCCATCATATACCACAGCCCGTAACTGTTCATCACTCGCCTGCATAAGAGCATTCTCTCCTGCGGTTAGTTCTGAATTAAGATTATTTATGGCGACCATTATTATTGCCCCCAGACCTTAAATGTTGGCGAAACTCCCGCAAGAGATCTTACAATGGCAGCAGGAGTCAAATTTTTAAGCTCATTTCTGGTTGATATTAAAGCATTATACAACGACGCTTTATCGGCAGATAGCACGGCGCCTCGTTCTGCATTCTTAAAAGATGTAGAAAATTCTCCTGTGGTGTCTGCACCTGCCGAGGCTCGGGGGCCAATAAACGCATCGACGCCGGCAGCGTCGGGAACCTGGCCATGACCTATCAAGACCCTAGACATAGAAGCGGCGGCGGCCGAAATATTACCCGGCGTCACGCCGGCCCTTATAAGGGCCGCATCTGTCTGTACGTCTGGCAATCCAGCGTCTTTAAGGTTTCTACCAGTCCCGTCGTCCGCTATTTGGGCTTCATTATATCCTATATTCGATTGCCCCATGACTATTCTTTTGTCTCCGGCCTCACCGTCCATCAAATATCCCCAAACCCTAGTTCCTGCGGCCGGGGCCCGGGCCGTATTCACTTCATCATTTATAGGAGTGGCAACGTGACACCAAGGCAATCTTTCTGTAGGAGCATCTTGTTCGGCCATAGGACCAATTGCATCATACCCAATAGCCCGAACCTTTATTCTTCCCATAAATTTTGGGTCTTCTCGGGCCACTACAATACCTTCAAAATAAACAGGTAGACTAGACATTTTTTAATTCCTTTATATTAAACACTAATATTAGAATTTTTACATAATTCCATGACTGTTTCATAGTCTTCCGTAACAGCA